GCGTCCCAACATTTCTCTTGCAGTGGCTGCTTTGTTTGCGAGGATTGCGACGTTGACGTTTCCGTTGAAGATGACATACCAAAGTAAATATGATGTAACGACAGTGGACTTACCAGACTGTCGTGGAAGCTTGGCAATATTGAATCGTTTGTTATGGAAACGATTCACCATATCCTCTTGAAAATCATAGAGGTCAAATGGGATAACACCCTCATCCAAAGACACGATCTTAATATACTTCTTAATAAAGTAGATCGGATCTTTGCTGCACTTAATAAACTCCTTCACCTGCTTAGGTGTGAAATTTGTGGCAACGTTTGCTTTCTTTAGATTCGGGTTACCAAGATATATCTGGTTTTCAGCCATTTACCAAGGACCAGCCATTCCTGATGCAGCACCTGTTTCAGGTGGTGGTGTTACATCATCGTTATCTATATCGTGAGTACCATCTGGATTATCTTCTACCAGTGTACCCTGTTCTCTACGTATATCTCTTAGTTCTTCAAAATTCTTATTCTTGGTACCACCATCATATTCCCAAGCATATCCTTCCTCAATCATCTGCTCGTTAAGTGATGTCTCTTGATCACCAACATACAACCAGCCCAGGAGTCTACCATACTTACCCATACCACCTTTAAGTTCTGTACGGATTATAAGTTCATTCTCTCCTGCAATAGTATCCTCTAGGGTATACTTCATCCAATTAGTAGCATCAATACCTAATGCCTTCTCTTCGAGGTCTCTTGTCCTCTTCTCTGGCGTATCAATTCCTGCAATTCTAACTCTTTCTTTCTTGTGTAAATCGAAGCCGAGATCAATAGTAACATCAATAGTGTCGCCATCTACTACCTTGTCAATTGAGATCACTCGGAAGTTGTAGCAGCTCTTCCTGCTCGGAGGTGTCATCTTCCCCATAATTCGGATACCAGTTATCGTACTGAAATATGTATACGAGAACCACCCCAACTGCAACAATGAGCAGGGCACACATTATGTTAACTGACCAAACTATATTACTCAACGTGAATCACCCCCTTCATACCAGCACCAGCGTGAGGATCACATTGAATGTTATAGTCACCTGCATCAGCAAAGGTAACATCAAAACTTTCACCAGCAGTAAATGCTAGATCTCCGTGTGATAATTCTGGATGATCTGCTACCTGCATATTATGAGGTGGTAAATCTCCGTTTGTAAATGTAACTGTTTCTCCAGCAGATATTGTTATCTCGTTCGGTTCGAATACTAAATTCCCACCTGAACCCATTGTGATGTTAGCAGCTTGTACAGGTAAGACTAAAAAGAAGGTAGCCAGTAGAGCAAAGAGGTATTTCATAAGTAAGGTCAATCCTACTGTATATATTACCAAGCGGTTGAATATAGACTAGTAAGTCCGTAGAAGATAACAGACCAAACACCTGCTCTGATGATCCAAACCATTATGGTGGGATAACGACTTCTATAAGTATATATGCCTAGGCATAAATATTCGTAAATGTATCAGCGAATACGGACCAAACTCTTATAAATAGAAGCAGCGAGGGAGAACAAGATGAACCCAAACCGCTTTATTATGTTGTCCAGTTAGGAGATTCAAATGTCCAACACAGTCCTCAGTTTTAATCAGATGGCAGAATGGAATCATCACGAAGGATCCTCTCAAGAGGATAACATAGACGACTACTTTGACTGTCTGATCGAATGTGAGGATGAGCAATCAAGTTGTAAAAGAATCTGCAAGGAAGTCCTTGCATAGATCAGATTAAGCACACAAACACAGAAACACACAAAAAAAAGACCCGTTAAGGGTCTTTTTTAATGTCTTCTAGAAGTTCTTTGTCTATGAGAGATTGCAGCACTATAATCTGCTCCTTGAGCTTTTCATTCTCCTTTTCTAAAACTTCAATATGTTCTTGGTAAACAATAATCATATCTTGGAATTTAAAGTTTTCTTCAACGAGATCGGATAGAGATTTGATGTCAAAGTCTGACATAATGAGCTCGCTATTAAATATTTAATCATTAAAGATTCTCTTAATCATCTTCGACTGGATGACATAGGATATAAAACCAGACCACACCTAGGATTAGAACGGCAAACATTCTTAATGAACTAGGTGAGGTGTCTATCATTAATAGAACCGAGGATAGTTCTCGACCTCAACAACGATAGCATCCATAATTCTATTGAAGGACTCAGACATCTGACGATATCCTGTTCCAACATACATCTGACCAATGAATACTGATACAGTAGCAGCACCCCAGAAGATGTAATAAAATTTACTCTTTACTTGGTGTCTGGTCTTATCCCAAGCAGGTGGTGGTGATTGATGTTCCATAATTAAATTCGTGGTATGTAACCTTTGGCTTGTTGGACTAGTGGCATCACATCGTCCTCAACTCTTTCTATTATATCATCAATGACGTTAACATCCAAATCCATAAAGGGTGGGATGATACCAAGGATACGTAATAAACCATCAACAAATAATGCTAGGCAAATAAGACCCAGAATCATACTGATGATGGTAGCTGTTCTATTATGCTTTGCCATTAAAATGGTATCCATCTCCTTTGCCTCAGCAACGGCAGCTTGGATTAGCATATTCACCTCATCTTTAGTGTAGGTGACCTTTCGGATTTGGTCTTCAGTCATAATATAGTATTTAGATCAAGAGTCTAAAGTAAAATCGCTCCTATGATGAAACCTTTACCAAAAGCAAGACATAACATTTGATAGTCTGTTAGTTTAAATTTATCCTGTATCTTCTTTGCCATCTTCTTATCCCATTCCTTTATCTTAGTAAAGGCACTAAAATTCCACATTACTCTGTACCTATAGGACCATTAGTTTTGTTGTGTCCTGGTTTACGAGGACAATTAGCTTCGTGTTTTGCCATCCACCTTTCAGCATTATGCTTACCTCTTGGTGGAGTCAAACCACAGTACTTACACTTTAATTCCATTGTTCCACTCCTTAAAGGATGATTGACAGTCAGGAGGTTCAGGGTCTTTATAGCCCTTCATCTTCTTCCACTTATTATGTAGGGCACCCATCATCCAACTCTGAGCCAGACTCTTGGGACCATTCTCAAGAAGCTCTAACTCATATTTGCTGGAAGTGTACCCTTTGTACTCTTCTCTCCAGTTGGAGTCATCAATCATAGTGAAATTTCCTGTCCTTAACTTTTTTTGGTAGGGATTTAGAACGGACTTTAGTGGATGATGTTTCACCATACCCACCTGGATGCTTCCCTGCTTTAGTCTTACCGATAGATTCGGATTTCTTTCCGCTTTTATCAGTATAGTGCAGTTTGGCACTCTTGTCTTTATCTTTTGTAATAACAGACTCCTGACCGTGTTTACGACCTAGCCTGCGAGTTAGTTTACCAAAGCGTCGCTTAGACATCTTATCAGGTTTAGAAGTGTGGTAGGAAACCTCTGTGCCAGTTTTCCCATCGTCATACTTGTACTGACCCACACCCTTCTTGTAACCAATACCCTTCTTCTTCAGATCTTTCTCAAGACCCTTACGCTTTTCTTTATTTTTACTTTCGCTAGAACCCCTGTCAGCACTGATATGTCCAGTAACTTTTGTCTTTGATTTACTGATAGCACGAGCCAGACCACCCTCAGCAAGAAATTCCTTGAAGGATTTGATATGTTCTGTACGCATATCAGTATCAGCTCCAGCAGATACAGCCTTACGCTGTAGCTGAAGTTTGCGAAGATTAAGCATCAGCTGCTTCTTATCGAGCATCTGCTTCTTCTTTCTTAACGCAGGATCCTGTGGTGTGTCCATTTCTTGTGTGTTTGTGTGTTTGTGTGCTAGCCACCTACAATTTGTACTTGTTCTACTACAACATCATTGCCACCAGCAGTTAATTTGACAGCTCTTTGAAGTTGTGGGACAGTGTTAGCAATAACATCTGCCTCAGCAATTGCATATGCAGCAGAAGCAGCAGATGAATCGTAATCAGTTGTTACTGTTTTATCGGAAATAGCAGTGACTTTCTTTCCAGAAGAAGCAGCAGTTTCAAACGCTGCAACAAATCCATCGGTGTCACCACCATCTATTGTTTGAATATAATCTCCAACAGCGAACGTGTGAGTTTGACCAGCACCTCCACCACCAACTGTGTATACACAGGCAGCAGCATCGGATGCACCAGTAATTGATACGTTCTTTGATTTACCAACGGAGAGGAGAACTGCTTCTCCAGCAGCAAGTGTTATGGCAGGTCCAGCATTTATTTTAATTGTGGATGCTGAAGCAGCGTAGGCACGCACAACACCAGACTTGACCACAATATATGCAGAGCCTGAACCACTCACTGTCTGAGTATCTAATACATTTAAGACGGACATTGTGATTCGAATCCTTTTACTAGACTATTTATCCTGTTGCGACTTCAGGAATTTCGCAAGATCAGCAGTAGAACCAACGAACATAGTATTGTTTGTAACGTTCTTCTGAGGGTTTGCTGGACCTTCTTCAACTTCTTGCAATTTCTTTTGCAGATCCATTAACTTATCTGTGGTGTCTGCTATATTCTTAATCATATTACCAGCAACTTCATATGCTCTAGGACTATCTGATTCTTGAGCAAGTTCTAATATACCATCAACAGCCTCTTGTCCCTTCTCAATAAGTGAATATAAATTTCCACGAGTATACTCATAGTCCTTAGTAATCTGCTCAACCATAGCAGGTTTAACGACTTCTGTTTTCTCTTTAGGTACAATGGATGTTTCAACATCGAGGGCATCCTCAATGCCGTTATACATCGACATCGGTTCCTGTGACTGGATCTCTGGCTTTTGCATCAGTAAACTCACTGTAAATTTCATTGAATCCGAAGTTATCATCAGCCTCAGCAGTAATAGGATCTGGTGTGACTGTGTATCTAACTTCACGAGCAGCAGTTGTATCAACCTTAAGGTGAGTATCAACGATTGCTTTCTTGATAAGCTTATCAGTCGTGTCAGTGACAGGACCATATAGATAAGTCTTAGCGGTAAATGACAACGTATAGATTAATGTTCTACGTGTTGTGTAATCACCTTCATAATCATCCTCATAATTAACTGAGTTTAATGTGATAGGAAAATCTTTTTTCTCACCAATAGCATCTACCAAATTAACTGTGATGTTAAACATTGGTTGAAACACTGGTAGTATCTGTTCTAGAATCTGTAAACCGTCATCTTGATTCTTAGATAAGATCGCTAACTCAAAGTCAACATTATAAGGCACAGGCATAAATGTCTTTCTTGTTTTGTCATCAGTACCTACGTGTCTAATTATCTGAGTAGGGGATACTTTCCTTGCATTATCATATGAAAATCCACTGATCTCAAATGATATACGTGGTAAAGTAATCTGAACTTGTTTCTGATCAGCAGTACCTGCTTGTGCTAAACGTGCTAGGAATTTATCCTTTGGACCATAAGCAAGAGGTACCTTCATTATTTCTGTCTTAGATCCAGCAGTACGTTTCAGTTCAATGTTATTGAAGATAGTACCGAAGGATATAACAGTCTTTCTGAAGATTTCGTTGTATGAGTATGTTCCTAACATTAGTTGCTCTGTCCGAATTCACCGAATGGATTACCTTGACTGAAGTCAAGAATACCATCAGCTTGTGTCTCAAAGAATTGATTCTGATCAAACTCAGAGTTAGTATTATTTAGGGTATTATAGCTAGCAGTAGTCCAAGCAGCACCAGATGTCTGTCCAGTAACTGTCTCTGGAATAGTAAAGATACCCGATCTATTATAAATTTGGAGTTGCCTACTAGCAGCATCCCAAGACTTAACCTCAGCAGTGACATTGCTTGTCCCACCTGCAATCTCCTCACCTACAGTAAAGGTACCAGTACCACCTGTGGTGAAGTTGAGTGTGATAGTAGTAGCAAAGTTCCTCTCCACTTTGTCGATAGCATCGACACCTGTATCGAAGTCCTCGTCGCTGTACTCGTATAGTTCACACTTCAGACCCCAAGTATGAATTTTACCCAACTGGAAGAAGGGTACTTCATAGTCAACATATTGTATTTGAAATAACTTGCTTGCTAGAGGGAAGTAAACCAAGTCTCCTTCATTAGGTCTACCCTCTTGTATTAATGTAACATTATCATCAACTAGTTCTGTGAACCTATCTCGTGAGATAATAAAATTAACTTGATCAGATATCCTTACACCAAACTTACTGTATAGATCTCCGTCTCCACCAAATCCTTGAACATTCTCTAAGTATGCTTCTATCAAATAAGCATCATCAAACTTAGATAATGAGTCCTCACCAAAGGTAGGATCCTCATCAACTATGACACGTGGGATGTAATATACATCTGTACCAAACATCTTGATCTGTTCTTTTACAAGTTCACCAACGAGGTTCTGTTCCCCCGTGGTTCCCATTGTGAAGTAGGAGTTAGTAGCCATTAGCCGATCATATCCATAGGTGGTTCTTCATAAGTAAGTCTCAACTGTTCCTCCAGTTTTTCTATTTCCTCTACTGCATCACTATAAATCTTTTCACCGTTGAGAGTAACACCACCTGGTAGTTGAACATTTTGGAACTTGGACATATTCTGTCCCCACTGCTTCTTAATCATAGAAGTTGCATAATCTTTCACCCAAAGTGTATTATAAATGCGTGTCCAATTAGCAGGATCAATAGCACTAACACATTCCATAACAACAAACTCACCTTCTCTAACATCAGTCAGAGTATCCATATCAATAAAGAGTTTACCATTAGAGGCATTAAACCTAGTTGGTTTCATTCCCTCTAGTAAAAAATTGATTGTTTGTAGGTGTGTCTGAATCATATAGTAATGATGAAACTGTGTTGATGTAAAATCAAACAGATCATTCAAACGTAACTGATACCTAATATCAAACATATTTGCAGTACCTTTATCTTGGAAGGTAAAGATACCATTAACAGCCCTGATATGATCAGGCATCTGTAAATAATTTGACTGTTGTTTAAAAACAGTACCTGTACTACCTGCTTGATCAGTGTCACTACCAGTCTCAGATATATCTGCTTGGAACCTTGTTAAGTCTTCAGCAGTAAACTGATGCTTCATATACATCTTTTCAGATCCACCAAAGTGAAACTCTTGAAATTTCTCAATGGTATAATCTAGAGCATCATCAGCTTGATCATCGGAAATATTAATTTCCAACACAGGCTTACCCAATCTACGTAGGGCGTACTCCTTGAGAGTTGCTTTTGAATTTGGTTGTGCCATTTA